GCGGTCGGCGCAACCATCAGCGGCCACCAACGGGGGCGGCGGCGGTGCCGGCCCGGGCCCGCAGGGTGACCCCGGACCGGCGACGTTGCGCACCACCCAGAATCCGTTCGATCTGCCGGGCCACCGCTTCGGGGTCGAGGGCCCCGGTCACATTGACCACCACACCGCCACCACCGGCTGTGGACGTCCCGGCCCGTGTGCTGGTACCGGGAGCGGCCAGTAGTCCGTTGGTGGCCGCGGTGCGGCCGGTGGTGAGGGTTCCCGCGGACCGGGTGTACACGCTGGGGATCTTCGGAAACGACAGATGCGGCACTTTCAGGTTCCGCAGCTTCGACGCCAACCGTTCCACCGCACCAATGATGCTGTTCACCACACCCTTGAGGGCGTTGAACGGGGCCATGATCGCCCGGGCCGCGCCGGCGCCGGCCGATCTCGCCGCATTGAACGCCGCCTTCAGCTTCGACGACACGGCGGTGGCGACCGCCGACACCACCGCTTTGATCTGGTTGAACGCCGACTTGACCGCGGACGCGACCGACGTCGCCGCCGACTTGACCGCATTGAACGCCGTTTTGAACACCCGCAGCACCGCCGACGCCACCGACGTGGCGGTGGTCTGCATCCCTCTCAAATAGGTTTTGACGAAGTTCACCGCCGACGACGCCGCCGACTTGACCGCCGACCATGCACGGGCGAACGTGGCCTTGACCGCGTTCGCGATCGCGTTCGCCCGGGCGCCGACCCCGGTCAGGTACGCCTTGACTGCGGCCACCAGGGCCGCCGCACCGGCTTTGATCGCGTTCCACGTAGCGGTGAACCATGCCTTGATCTGGCCGGCGATCACCACCACCGCCGCGCCCAGCCGTTGGAACCAGGCGATGACGGCGGCCAGCCCGGCTTTCATGCCGGCCCATAGCTTGTCGACCGCCGCCCGGAACGTCTCCGACTTCCGGTACAGGAGGACGAATCCGGCGATGAGCAGTGCGACCGCGATGATGATGAGCCCGATCGGGTTCGCCGACATGGCCACGTTCAGGAGCCACTGCGCGGCCGCGGCCGCCTTCGTGGCGACCGCCATAGCGGTCTGCACCGCCCGGAACACGGTCATGGCCGCGTTCACCGCCAGGATCGCGACGGCCAGGCCGCCGACCACCCCGGCCAGGATCTGGAAGGTGCGGGCGTTCTGCGACACGTAGGTGGCGAGCTGCGCGAACAGGGTTGCCGCCTGCGCCACGATCGGCAGCAGCACCGACCCCAGATCGGCAAGCGCGTTCTTGGTGGCGGCGGCGGCCCGGGCCTGCGCGCCGGCGGCCGTGTCGGATTCTTTCGCGAACGTGCCGGTGGCGTCGCTGGTCTGTTTCGTGATGAGCGACATGGTGGCCATGGCCTTCTGGTTCGCCGTCAGGACGACGTTGGAGCCCTTCATCTTCTTGTTCAGGTTGTTCTGCGCGGCGCCCAGTGAGGTTTGCGCCTGGAGTGCTTCCTCGGAGCCTTTGCCGTGTTTCTTGACCGCGGTGTTGTATTTCAGCTGCGCGAGGGTGGCGCGTTGTTGCGCCAGCTTGATCTCGTCCAGGTTCTTGACTGGTTTCGCGATGCCCATCGCCAGCGCTTCGGCTTGGATGGAGGTTTGGGTCATCGACACGCCGAACTTTTCGAGCGGGTCCAGCTCACCTTTCAACGCACTGGAGAGGGCCCCCACCGCGTCGGCGGTGGTGCCGCCGAACATGGCGGCCAGGTCGGCGCCGGTGGTGATCAGTCCGTCAGTGGTGCCAACCAGATCCTTCTGCGCCACCCCCACGTTCTTGAGCTGGGTGCCCAGCACCGCGGCCAGCTGCGAATACTCCGACTGCGCCAGCCCGACCGCGTTGGCGGCGTTCTTCGCCAGCGCATCGACCGCCGGCGCCTGCGATTTGAACACCGACTCCACGGCGCCTTTGGCCTGTTGCAGGTTCGATGCCTCATCGAACGCAGCCTTACCGAGCCCGACCAGGGAGGCGACCACCACCGACGCGCCGCCGGCCGCCTTCCGCATCCCCGACTCAAACTTGGCCACCCCACCAGATGCGGAGTCCAAGCCCTTCGCCGCGCTGGTGGCATCGGCAATGATCTTGATCGCCAGTATCGCGGTTCTAGCCACTGTCCCGGCTCCGTTCGATCAGGGCGACCGCGGTCACGATTGCCTCATCCGATTCGGCGGCCCACGCGGACGGCATCGTGTTCGTTGCCACCGCGAGGGCCACGATCAGCTCCCACGCGGAGCCGGGAGGGTAGGGTCCACCGGCTCCCCGGCCACCTCATCCTCATCGGTGCATTCGACGTCGACCGCATCATCGGCGAACTTCTCGAACGGCTCGGTGTAGGAGCCGGCGCGGCGGGCCGCCGACCAGGCCAGGAACGTATGCCAGCGTTGGATGCCGCCTTCGGTGATCATCGGCCACTTACGGCGGGGCCGGGTGTCCTCATACGACAGCTGGTCAGCGTTGACCGACTGCACATCGAAGACGGTGCCGTCCGCCAGCTCGACCCTGAAATTCTTCCGTGACAGTGCCGACATTCAGGCCCCTTTGATCCGGTCGAGCACCTTCGCCACCCCGGCTTCGTAGGCGGCCAACCATGCCGCCTCTGTTCTAGTGGCCGCCTCCGACAACCACGGTTGCGCGGCGATGTGATGCCCCGGCCAGCCCCAGTGGATGACCCCGGCGTACGGGACGGCGGCGCCGCCGGCCCGCACCGTTGCGGACGCTGCGGCCCGCGACGCGCGCACCGTGCCACCGAGCCGGCCGGAGCGACGCGGCGCGGACGTGCGGCCGGCGGCGGCCACAATGTTCCCGGCCGCCTGGTTCGCGTCTTTCATGTCTTCGACGTCGACCCCGGCCCGTTTCAGGGTGCGGCGGAGCTCCCGGGCCCCCTCAATCTTGACCGTGGTCACGGGGTCGCGACCGCCCAGGTCGGTGTCGGGATGCCGACCAGGGGCCATTCGAAATCAGCGGTCGGGGACGTTTTGACGTCGCCGCCGACGTTCATCCGCCGCACCTTGAGCTCACCTTCGAAGCTGGCGGCCAGGTCATCGTTGGGGGTGTAGGTGAACGGCACCACCGCCCCGGCGTTCGTCCAGGTGTACTCACCGATGCCGCCGGCGTACAGATCTTGGATCAGGGTCCCGGTCAGGGTGCCCGACTCGGTTTCGTCGCCGGGGAGCACGCCGCCGCACAGGGTGGGCACATCGTCCTCTGCGTCGGTTTCGAACTCCAGGGTGGCGGCGGTGATCTGGCAGGAGATCTCCAGCGGGGTCGCCACCTCCCCGAGCACCAGGGAGCCGGGGCCCAACTTGTAGGACTTCGGGGTACCAGCAGGCATGGTCGGAGCCTTTCTCAGAACGGGGTGGTGGGAATGTCGACGGTCAGATGCAAGGCCGGCAGGGGGGTCGACGTGTCCGGCAGGATGACGCCGGCCACGTCGGTGTCGCGGTCAGCGTTGGGGGTGACCACCGCCAGCACCGCCTCCAGGAGGGCGTCCAGGTTGTCGAGCACGGTGCCGGCCGGCCCGTCCCCGACAATCGCGTACAGCCGGACCCGGAGCACCATGCCCCCGGACAGGATCGAATGCGCGATCGACTCCAGCTGCACCCACACCGCCGGCGGGGTCAGATTCTGGGCGTCCAGATCGGCGGCCAGCCCGGCGTCCCGGAGCGCGCCGACCAACAGGTCCAATTCTTCGCGGAGCGCCATCCTTAGCCGACCATGGGTCGGGCGTAGGCGCCGGTTCTGAGTAGCAGGGCTATGTCGGGGTCGTTGCGTTGCACGTACACGGCGCCGCCCAGGTCGGAGAACGCCTCCACCCCGGCCGGGGAGTTGCGGCGCCGGTACAGCCGCCCGGCCAGCATCGTGGCGCCCAGCACCGTGTCCGGCGGCCACTGGTAGGTCGGTGGGTCGGACGGAAGCACCAACATCACCCGGGCCGGCAGCGTCCACACATACGCGTTCGCCGCATCCACCGCGGCGGTGATGAGCTCATCATCATCGGTGGTGGTGATCCGCAGCATGGTTTTGACGGCCGCCAGCGTCGCCGGGCCCGGCGGGGCACCGGCGAGACTGGCGGCCGTCACGCTCACTTCCCGGGCGCCTTCCGGGCCGGCGCCGCCTGGTCATCGGCGGCGACCGGCGGCAGGCCGGTCGCGGACAGGCCGACGATGCCGGCGGTGCGGAGCGGCAGGAATGCGCCCATGCCCCAGACCGCGACGTTGCGGCCCAGCTTCTCCACGTCTTCGGCGGTGACGGTGAACGGCCCGTCCTTGAGATAGCGGGCGGCGAGCTTGTTGGTGATCACGATCTCGTTGTCTTCGAACGCCGGGGCCGGGGTGATCTTGAGCCCGTTCACGTCGATCTCCAGGGTCGCCGCCGATGCGGTGCCGGACACGTTCTGGGTGCCGTACTTCGAATTTTCCAGGCCGTCCATGCCGCCCAGGATCTCGAAGACGTTCAGGGCGGCGAACACGTGGGTGGCGGGGGTGCCGGTCGCACGCCACACCGCCGTCGACGCGGAGAACAGGGTCGACCGGAACGCGTCGGAGTCGGTGTTGGCCGGATCGTAGGTCTTCCACGTCCCGATCGAGTCGACCAGATACGTCGACACCACATCCTCAGTTGTCCAGGCGTACGCCAGCGCCATGATCCGGTTGTACGCGTCCAGGTAGGACGGCGAGGACCGCCGGAGCAGCTGATAGGAGATGTCGGAGCCGCCGGCGAACGTCTCGATCTCCGCCGGGCCACCCTTGCCGATACTCACTTTCTCCGAATGGATCGGGGTTTTCTCCGTCGCCTGCTTCGCCACGAGGGTCTTGTAGTTGCCGGTGTAGGTCGGCCAGTAGATCTCCATCCCATCGGCGGGGAGCGACCCGCCGGCGAGCGCGGTCGCGACCGGGGAGGCTTCGGCGATGATGCCGATGATCTCGGTGAGCCAACCGGGCTGGACCAGGCCCGGGTTGTCGGTGGTGATCTGGTCGACCAGGGCCAGCTGGAGCCGGGGATCTTCCCGGGCCGCGGCCGCGTACTCCGCGAAGCTGGCGAACCGGGCCAACGGGTGCGTGCCGCGGGACGGCGCCGACCCCATCCGGGCCGACACGGCGGCGGCGAGCTGGTCGAGCGTCGCCGGCTCCGGTGGGGTGATCGGCACATCAGCGGCGGCGGTGGTGGTGTGCACCACTTCGGCGGTCGGGGCCGGCGGGTCGGTGGTCAGGGTGGGCATGGGGGTCCTCTCGGTGGTGAACGTGACCACGCCGGCCGCGGCCGCGGCGACGTCAGTACGGGCGGTGTTGAACTGCGGAATGCTCACCGCGGAGACTTCGCGGAGCTGGCCGGCCATGACGATCGGGTCATCGGATTCGTCCATGCCCCAGGCGCGATTCATGACGGCGGCCCACGTTTCCTGAGTCGGTTCGACCCCGACCGAGAATCCGTCGCGGAGCTTGCCGGTGATCTCCGCAGACAGCTCCGCGGCCCGGGGGTGGTCGGCCAGATGGAACGACATGCGGAGCCCGGCCGGGGTGTCCTCCGCGGCGATCGCGTAGCCGGCGGGCCGTTCATCGTCGTGTTGGATCAGCAGCTTGACGGTGGAGAGATCGGCGGGGAGCGCCAGGCAACCCTGTTCGAACACGATCGGTGCGCCGCGGTGCGCAACTTCCCCGTACGGGACCACCAGGCCGGACAGCTCCACTTCGGCGGCCGCCGGGAGATCGGGGACGGGTGCCAGCTGCGCACCGAAATCCACCCTGTACACGGGGCCGGATCGGATGGTGCCGGCGGAGAACCGGCCCAACGGCAGGGCGGGATGGTCAGGCATCGGCAGATCCTTCGGTCGGGGCCGCCGACGCCGCGTCAGGGGCGGACGGTGGCGCCGGCGGCGTCGGCAGGGTGGAACCAATGGCGAGCGGTTCGGCGGCCCGGATCTCTTCGACGGTGAGGACACCGGCCGCCTTCGCCGCCGCCCACGTTTCCATCCGCGTTTTCGGATCGTCGCGGATGTAGGCGTCGACCGCGAACCGGGTCCGCTGGCCGCGGGGCACCACATCATTCGTGGACAGGGCCGCTTCGACCACCGACAACCAGGGCCGGAGCGCTTCGGCGACGTCGCGGCGTTTGTCGGTCACGTTCCCGTACGTCATCGAATCCGACTCGGGCGCGTCCAGCGCGAACGCGGGCAGGCCGAACAGCCGCGCGATCTCGGTCGCCGCATGCTCGCGGGCTTCGGTCAGCTGGAGATCCTTCGCCGACCACCCCAGGGTTTCCGCCTCCAACACGCTGTTCAGGTAGGCGGTGGCGCGGCGGACCCGGGCCGAATCCCAGGAGTCGAGCAGCGCATCGATCTCCGGCTGGTCGAGATCGGCGCCGGTGTTGCGGAGATAGATCGACGGCATCGGGGATTCGGCGTACCGGGCCGCCGCGGCCATCAGCGCTTGGTACAGCTCCAGCATCGGGGCCCCGTGCAGCCGGAGCCCGCCCAGGCCGTGGCCGTCGAACGTGACCAGCCGGGCCCGCCGTTGGCCGTCGATGAGCCACGTTTTCGGGGCGTCGACGTTCGCCGGGTCATGCACCCCCAGCACCCGTTCGGCGCCGATGTAGGAGAACCGGGACGGGAACCACTGGTCGACCGGCCGGTCGGTGTCGACGTAGGAGTCGACCACCTCCCAATGGGCGTGGTCGAACCAGATCAGATCCGAGATCGTGTACGCCAGCGTCGACGGCAGGGTCCGCCCGGTCTCCGGTTGGGTCAACCACGCCGGGCCCGGAATGGTCGACGGACCCCGCCACAGCTGGAGATCGAATGTGGAGATGGTGCCGACCAGAACGTGCAACGCCTTCCGTACCGCCGGAATGCTCAGCGCGGAGTCCCGCCCGATCATCGACAGGCGTTGCCGGGCAATGGCTTCCACGAGTGCGTCGCTGGCGTGCGGCCGGGGCGCCGGTTCGACCACGGTCGCGGCCGCAGTGGTTCGCGGTCGGGGGAGCACCGCGGTAACTAGCCGGTCCAGTGCACCCACACCGAAGACGATAGACCTATTTGTCGACATATCGACTCATCGACTAGTCAACATGTCAACTAGTTGGTTTATCGGCGTGTCGAGATCTGTGGTTTCACGGCGGGGGCGTGGTGGTCGGCCAACCAGGCGGCCACGGTGGCGGCCACGGCGGGGGCGATGGTGCCGGCCGCCCGCCGCCGTGACCAGGCGAACGCATCCACGAGCGGCCGGGTCGCCAGCGCCGCCACTGCCGCGTCCAGCTCCGGGTGTCCGCGGTGCCGGATCCGGCCACTGTTCACCGTGTCCGCGAAGCTGGCGCAGGCGGCGGCGTAGTCGCGGCCGGCGAGCCGCTCCAGCGGGACGCCGGCCGCTTCGATGGTGTCGGCGACGTCGCGGGCCGGGCCGGCATCGTCCACCCCGATCAGTGGCCGGGGCCGGGTCACCCGGTACAGCTTCACCAACAGATCCACCAGCCGCCGATCCGGGCGGGGGCCGGTGTCGACCACGTCCAACCAGGTCCGGCCGGTCTCATCGTGGCCGGCCGCGACCACCGCCCAGTCCCGGCCGGGGCCGACGTCGAACGCGAACGTGACCGGGAGCGATGACGGCATGGGGGCCGGGTCGGCGCCGGTCTGCCACGCTTCGGCGTCGATCTCGGTCGCCAGGATCTCCGCCGGCGGCGTCCAACACCCGTAGGCGCGGGCGAAACCGTCCGGCCCGAGTAGGGCGCGGTCGCCGGCCAGGCTCCCCGGTTCGATGGTGTGCCCGACCGCCGGGTGATATTTCTCCACGGTGGCGACGTCGGTCGGGTCTTCATCGTCCGGGACACCGAACTCCACCAGACACATCGCCGGGTCGCCGGTGGCGGCGTGGGCGCGGGCGGTGACCAGCTGCGCGTTCAGGAACGCGGAGCTGGCATCCCCGGCGGCGGACACGATCCAGATCTGCGCACCCGGGCGGGTTTTCTGTGTGGGGGCGATGCCTTGGAGCAGCTCGCCGCCGCGGGTCGCGTCGAACGCCCAGGCTTCGTCGATGACGGCGAGGTCGGAGAATCGGGAATGCAGGGCGTCGCGGGTCGGGGCGAACACCGCCGTCCGTGACCGGTTCGACCACCCCAACGATTCGCGGCCGGTCGACAGGCTCGGTTTGTAGAACGGGCGGAGCGGCTCCAGGATCGGCAGGAAGTCCTCCCGGAACCATTGGGAGGCGAGCGACCCGCGTTGCGCGGTGTAATAGCCGGCGGACCCGGGCCGGCGGATCGCGAGATCGGCCAGGGCGCCGGCCACCCCCACGGTCTTGCCGCCGCGGCGGGGAATCATCCACACCACCACCGGATGCACGTACCGGCCGCGGCGGTCCACTTCGAGGGAAACGTCCAGCGCCAGGCGTTGCGCCGGCATCGGCGGCCGCCCGAGCCGGGCCAGGAGCGCCGACACGCGGGGGCCGTGGGTGGTGTACAGGTCAGGGCGGCGGGCGGTGATCCTGCGCGGCGTCGGCGTCGAGCGACTCAAGGAAATCGGCGAAGGGATCATGGCCGGGTGCGCCTCCCGGTGCTAGACCGTAGTCCTTGAGTGTCTCCCGGAGCTCCCGGGCGGTGATCGCGTAGCACTGGGCCGCGTACGGGGTCCGTTCGGCGCCGGCCGCGTACTCCGCCAGGTCGACCGCCCGGGCTTGGGCCCGGAGCTGGGAGCCGGCGAGATCGTGGGCCGGGTCCCATTCGTCGGTGGCGCGGAGCCGGGCCAGGAGTTTGTCCGCCTGGAGCTCATGGCGGCGTTTCCGATAGCTCGCCGGAGGAAACAGGGCGTCATTCTGTCGCATATTCGAACCTTTGTTCGAACCAGGCCTTTTTGGGGTCCCCCCCATCGTCGCGCGCGCACATTCGGAGTGGGCGCGGGGTGTCCAGGGCCGGCCGTCCAAGAAAACGCGGCGCCGGTTTCCGTTCGCCGGTCGGCGTAGCGTCCACCGCATGACTTATGAGCATTCCAGCGTCTACGTGGTCCGCGTGGTCGATGCCGACGAGACGTGGACTGTCGGCCCGTACGGCAGCACCCGAGCGGTGCAGGTAGCCGACCGGTTGCTGGCGGTGGCCACCGGTACACGGGAGTGCCACGTCGAACCACTGTTCTCCGACGATGAGTGTCTGTATGTGGGGGACTACAGCAGGCAGGGTCACCCGGCGAGCACATAGGCAGGCCCGGCCACCGGTGTCGACGGTGGTGCAGACGGGGCCGTGGTCGGGGTGTCCGCACCAGGTGCAGTATCCCGAGGGTTGAGGGGTGGCCGGATCAGGGCGCGGCATCGGGCGGCGTGGGCGTGGTGGTCGACGGGCCGGGTCCGCGGCCCGGGTCCGATCACCCACTCGGGGATTAGAACATCTGTACTCATACACCAATTGTGTACGACGTAAGTCGCCACACCCCCGGCCCGACTCCCTGCCGCGAACAGGGGGGAAGGATGGTCGGTCCGGGCCCGGGGGTGTGGTGGTCATGGTGTGGTCACGGCATGCCGACCAGGGTCCACAGTGGGTAGCTGCGTTTGGCTGGGTCGGTGGAGCCTTCCCGCTTGCCGGCCAGCACGGATCCGGGGGTGCCGGTGTACGTGAGACCTTCGGGTTCATCGGACGTGGTGGAGATCGCCATCCGGGTCACGTCCAGGGTGAGCAGCTTCTTACCGGCCCAGTCGAACACTTCCACCACATGCAGGTTCGTCCCGTTCGGGGGGTTCTCGTTGGTGCTGCCACTGATCCGGTAGATGCGGTGCTCATCCACACACCACGACTGCTGGGCCCGGCTGGTCTGCTTCGAGATCTTCACCCACTTAACCGGATCAGTCCGGTTGGTGCCATCGGTGAAGTCGGTCCGGTCGAACAGGTAGAACGTCTCGGTGGTGTCGGTCGCGTCCCGGAAGCCGACCCACGGCTCATGGGAGCCGACCGGCCGACACCCCTTGTAATCCATCTTCGTGCCCGAGCTCCGCGCCACGGTTTTGCCGGACTGCCATTTGTACCGGTAGGCCGGGTTCTCACCGCACCAGACGTACAGGTTCCCGGCGGCGGACCGGTAGGCGTGGAACGTCTGGCCGTGGCCGGCGTCGTCGACTTGCATCCACTGGTCGGCGTAGCGGCCGTCCGCGTACGCCTGATAGAACCGGATGTTCCCTTCGTTCTTGTAGTCCTGCGCCAGCACATAGCACGGCTCCCACCGCCCGTTCTCGTTGTCGACGGGCCCGACCCGGACCACCGCCTGCGCATAGGACACGTACCGGTCCGGGTCGGGTGACGGGTCGTCCAGGATGACAGTCGGACCCCTTCAACCGGGGTCATCGGCCGGTGGGGGAGGGTTGTCGCCGCCACTGGCCGCCCAGGCTTGCAGATCGGCCAGCGTGTCGAACCGGCCCCGGTTGAGGTCGTACGGGGAGCTGGTGTACTGCCAGAACGTCCAGGTGGCTTGGATGCCGGGGTCGGTGCCGCCGTTGTAGTTGGCGATCCACAGATAGTCCCCGTAATAGCTGGACGTGTCGTGGTTGAGCCACCAGTCCCGGTTGCAGTACAGCCCGACCCGGTTGTCTGGGTACTCATGTTGGATGGTTTTGATCCACTGGTCCTTCTGGGCGGTGGTCGGGTTCGACGGGTCTTCCCAGTCGCACGCGATCAGCTCCCCGGGCCGGACGTCGGCGTTGTTCACGAACCAGTTGACTTGGGCGGACACGTCGCCGTCGTTGAGCCAGTGATAGTGGCCGGCGACCTTCCCACGGCCCCGCACGACGGCCAGCTGGTCGGCCGCGGCCGGGTTCTTGTAGGACTTGCCTTCGGTGGCCTTCACCCAGCAGTAGTCCCACTCCCCGGTCTCCCAGTTGGACGTGTTGTTGCTGGACACGTCGATGCCGATCAGATAGGCGCCGGCCGGGGCCTGGTCGGCGGTGTACGCGAGGATCGGGGCCGGGTCATCGTGGGTCGAGCAGGACCACTGGTTCTTGGTGTCGGCGTGGAACTCCAGGTGCAAATGGGGGCCGGACACGTTGCCTTCGGCGCCCACGTTCCCGAGATAGTCGCCGACGTCGACGTACACACCATCGGCGGGCCGGCTGGTCATATGGGCGAAGAAGACTTCGCCGTCCGCGAACGCCTGGCCGGGGTCGGGGGAGATCGCGAACTGGTGCTGGCCGAAGGATGATCCGTAGTTGCGGTGTCGGATCTGCCCGGGGATCGGAGCGACCACATCGGTGCCGGAGCTGGCGGCGAAGTCGACGCCGGTGTGCACACCGCCGGAGCCGTTGTCGTTGCAGGACCAGTAGGGGCCGCGTTTGCCGTACGGGGTGGAGACGTTCACGCCGGGGATCGGGGAGGCCATGAGCTAGTCCTTTCGGTGGTTCTCACCCTCTAGGTGGGCGAGACGTTCGGCGTGGTCGTTTATCCGCCGATTGATCGCGATGAGGGCCCGCACGTACACCACGGCCACGGCCACGAAGATCGCGCCCGCCGTGACTGCCAGCTCCATGTCATCCCCACAGCAGCAACAGCAGGATCGTGGTGAGTAGGCACAGGTTGACCAGGGGCAGGGCCCACAGTCCGCCGATGACCAGGAGCCGTTCCGCGGTGGACGGGACGGCCGGGTCGGGGGTTGTGTCCGCGGGTGCGAGGAGGTCCAGCCGGCGGGGCCGGTGCTGGTCGGGTGCGGTCATGCTCACAGCATGATCCAACGCGGTGACGGTGCCGGGCCGCCGGGAGCGACCGCCGGGCGGGTGCCCCGGCGTAGGTTGCACCGGCCGCAGCTGGCGCGGAGATTCGCGGGGTCGAGCTCCAGGTCCGGCCGGTCACGGAACGGGAGTATGTGGTCGGCGGTGACGGCGACCAGCTGGCAGCCGGTCAGTCGGAGCTGGCACACCCCGCCGTCCCGGTCGAGCACGTAGGCGACGACACGCCGCCACGGTCTCCCGGCCCGTCCTAGTCCCATGCTGCCTAGTCTCACCCTTCGACACGGGAGAGGGTGAAATTCTGCGTCCGGCGAGCGTGGAAATTTGTTTCTCGCGTCGGGAGGGTTGACTCCGCGTGTCGCTCCAGTGAATCTGTGCGAAGGCCTGAAAGTGTGGGGCCCGAACCGCTCGCAACGGTTCGGGCCCAGATGGGCCGCCGAGACCGGACAGGATCGGCAGCCGCAGACCCAGACTTTACGGGTCGCAACTGACGATACGTGTCCGACATACCGACTGGACACGTACATGCCGCAAACATTCCGCACAGCTCCCGGGGCCGCGTAGACGCGCCTGCCCACATACCGGGGAGTTTGGTAGCCGTCCTCCCTGCCCGCTTGTCACGGGCGAACAAGACAGGTCCGGCAAAGGCTCGGGGAACGGCCCCACTACGACTACCGACGCGGCGAGACGTTGCCGACGACGGTAGTTCGACACTGAGAATTGCTCACGGCCCAGGGGTCGGGAGCGATGCGACGTGTCGTCCTTCCGAGTGGGGTGCCGTGGATCGGGGGCCGCTGTGGGACGGGGACTTGCAGAGGCACTGGTATGAGCGAAGCGAATTCCTAACAGAGAGAGGTCAGCATGAGCGAAGCGAATTCGATACGTCAGTCGGAGGCCGCCGACGTGCTCGGGGTGGTGGCATCCCCGGAGCCGTCCCGCTGGCCGCCGCCGGCCCCGAAGGCGAAGCGCCGCCGACGACAGGCCGCCCCCGCCCCAGTGCCGGAGCCCGCCCCGGTGGTTGCCCGCACCCTGTCGGTACGGGTGAGACTGGCCGGCGCCCAGTGCCCACTATGCGGTCAGGAGCTCCCCGCCGGCCGGTACGCCACCGTCGTACCTGGCGGGATTCTGGCGCATACGGTGTGCGGATGAGTGAGCTACGGGGTCGGGAGCAGGGGACGGCGGCCCGGGCGATGTGTCTCTACCCTCACGGCCATGAGGCGCATATCTGGTTCCGGGCGAACGGGGAGCCGCGGTGGTGTGCCGGGGTGACGGTGGCGCGTTGGTACAACGCATTGACCGAACAGCAGGGCCGCGACCGGCAGGCGGAACAGTGACGTCACCGACCGGCCGGCGCCTGGTGGACTACGCGATGACGGTCGAGCAGATGGATGAGCGGGGCCTACGGGTCGCGATGAACTATCTGATTGGTGCGTCGGCCCGGGCGTTCGCGGTGCGGAAGGCGTTCGAGTCGGCGTTGGATGCGGCGGCCGGCGATGCGCAACGACGCGCCGATGGTGAGGACCAGGAGACAGGAGTCCGTGGTGATGGCGACTTCACCGAGTTCGGGGGATGAGCCGCTGTGGGGTGTCCGAATAGTCGACTTATCCACAGGTGGATAAGTCGATATTTCAGGGCCAGGCTTACATAATCATTGTTATCGGCCAGTTTTAATCGAACAGTTTGTCTACTTCGGGACAGGCTCAGACAGATCGGACACACATGATTGTTCTGTACTCAGGCGCGCCCGTTCAGGTGCGGTGGTGGTCGACCGCCGGCGACCTGGACGCGGCGGTCGACGGCGTGGTCGAGGTTGCCGAAACCCCGGCCGGGTCGCTGGTCCTGCGCACCGTCGACGAACGGGTGATGTGCCCGGCCGGGACGTGGGGCCGGCTCGCGTGGCCCTACGTCGACGGCGGGGTCGGGGAAACCTATCTGGGGGACTCCCCGGACCGGCGCTACTAGAGCGAACCGAGCGGGTCGACCGCCACCCAGTGCAGGTTCACCGTGGTGGAGGCCGCCACATCGTTGTACTGCTTCACCCCGATGGTGACGCTGGTGGTGGTCGGCAGGGTGGAAATGAAGGCGAAGTAGTTCTGGGCCGCGGACACGAACACCACCCTCGGGGTGTGCGCGAACGCCCGCGGGTACGTCAGGACCACCGTGCCCGATGCGGCGTTGGTCAGCACCACCGCGATAGTCCCGACCTGTATGTCGGGGACCTTCTGGGCCGCCGTTTTCGCGGTGGCCGGGTAGGTGTTCACGTCGTCGGCCGGCTCCGGGTAGGGGATGCCGGCGGCGGTGGTGCCCATAGGTGTGTCCTCTCAGAGTCGGGCGAGCTGGAAGGAACACCCGTTGGAGTTGGGGTCTGTCGACAGGGCGGCCCCGGACGATTGGTAGGCGCCGACGTCGATGAGGTCGCCGGCCGCGCACGGCAGCACCAGCGACCCGGCCGCGGTGCCGGTGGTGTTGTCACCGACAGCACTCACCACGCGCAGCACCACCGTTCCGCCGCGGCGGATGAACAGTGCCCGGCCGTTGGTGGGGTTGTGGGTGAACGTCACGGCGGCGGTGATCAGGTACAGCCCGGCGGTGGGGCACCGTAACGAGGTGCCGGACAGGGTGACCCCGGTCGACGACGTGTCCAGGGTGAGCCCGGTCAGGGTGGTGAGGACACCGTTCGGGACCGACTGCGCGTTGGTTTGCCGGGCCCAGCCGAACGCGGCGCCGGTGCCGGTCAGCACCGCCTCCAGCCGGTCGGCCTTCGCCTTGTCCGCCGCCGGGTACGCGGCCGGCTTGGCGGCCGGGTCGACGTACGGGATTGCCAGGATCGGTGTTGTGCCCATGGTGTTCTCCTATGCCGCCACGCCGAACAGGTCCTGCCATTCGATAGACGCAGACCACTGCGACCACGCCCAGGTCGGGTCGAGCTCCGACCAGGCCGCGGAGCTGCCTTGCCCGGCGGCCGGGGTGGTCGCCAGCGCCAGCTGCCAGGCATCCCCGGTGTAGGTGTAGGTGCCGCCGTCGACATACACGCTGGAGATCGATCCGCGGGGTGCGTAGGCGGGCATATCCACCAGGGTGACCGCCGCACCCATCCGGGTGGTGCCGTCCAGCAGATCCATCAGGGCGTTGTGCCGGGTCGCATCATCCACCGACCCCAGGGTGTCGGCCAGCTGGGCGGTGTCGAACGTGACCCCTTCCAGCCGCCACCCCACCGCCCGCGCCTGCGCCAACACCCGCTGCGCGTAGCTGGTGGCGTCGGTGTCGGAGATCAGCTCGGTGGAAATCGACAGGCGGCGGGTGCCGTAGGTGGTGAGCGCGGCTGTGTCGGTGACTGTGACTGTGCGTTCGGTGACGGTCGGCAGGCCGGTGTCGGGGTCGACCGGCCCCTGTTCGGCCCAGGTGACCGCGACCACCGACACCACGTCCCCGGTGTCCTGCGCCCACAACACCCCGTCCTCGAGGAGATCGCACGCGGACATGGTGACCACCCCGCGGCCGTCGCCGGCGGTGATGGTGATGAAGCCGCCGGACAGGACCAGCTCCCGGACAGCGGCCCGGTTCTGAGGGTTCTCCATCCACAGGTAGGGCCCGGTCACCGCATGCGTCGCGGCCCACAACACCCCGCCGGCGGACTGGGCGAGATCTTGGAGCAGCGCGTAGGAGGGTTGCGCGTCCACATCGCGGGCCGACACTTGGATCGTGTCCAGCGGGGGATCGATCCGTACCCGGGGCCCCACATTGGGCAGGGGGATGCCGCCCAGCTGCGCGATCCGGTTCGCCCGGGTCGCCACCGTCTGCACCGGCCAGGCCGTGTCACCGACGACAGACTGTCCCAGCTGGCCGCCCAGGTCGACGGCGGTCACGGTCACCCCGACCGATGCGCGGTCACCCCACGGTGCCGCGATCATGTCGGACACCTCGCCGGAGAACACCAACACCCGCCGGGTGGTGACCGCACCCACCGGAATGTCGACACCCACATCGTCGGCGTCGAACTGTTGCGCCGGGATCTGGGCCCAGGTGCCCGTCTGTTCCGCCCAGGTCCCCGTCTGCTGGGCCCACGTGAACCGATCCAGGCCGGTGACCGAGATCGCCAGCCCCGCCCACCGTGACTGCCCGACCGGGATCTGCGCCTGGTAGCCGGACAGGTCGAACGTGAACGACTGCCAGTCCCCCGTTGCATCCGCCGACCGCTGCAATGTGTTGTACTCCACCACCGTCGCATACGGCGATTTCCATTTGGCGGCGCCGACCCCGATCCGACAACCGGCCGGGGCTTTGACCCGCACAAACCACCGCCACGGTGTCTTGTCCGTCTCGTACAGCTTCGGGATGTCATCCCAGGCGTTCGGGAGCTGGCCGGCGGGGGAGAACGCGCGCGGCGGCAGAATCAGTGTCCACCCCGTAGGCGCCAGCCGCGGCACCCCTGCGGTGACGCGAACCAGCTTGCCGCCGGCATCAGCGACCACGGTGGTGGTCAGGTCATAGGAAGAACCCGACACCGACGTGAACGCGGCCGCCAGGGTGGTGGTGGTGCCGGTCGGGTAGGCGGTGAACGTGCCGTCGTCGAACGTCGGCTTCCACGTGGTGCCCGGCGCGACCAGATCACCCTGCGCCCAGACGGCGACCTTCGAGCCGACATGCACCACGTCGAGGGCGTCGCCGCCGCCGGGCGGGTCGACCAGCTCGAACACCGTGGCCGCCGGCCCCGGCTGTTCGTTCTGCCCGTCCCGGCCCCACGTCAACCGCAGATTGTCCAGCACGGTCACCACCCCGCCGGCCAGCTCCCCAGGCGTCGACGGGACCCGGGTGCCGTCCAGGTACAGCTCGATCGACGCGGTCGGCGCAACCATCAGCGGCCACCAACGGGGGCGGCGGCGGTGCCGGCCCGGGCCCGCAGGGTGA